ATGGTCAACTTGTCAATCTCCTTGATCAAGTCCATGCTGGCGGTGACCTCACGCGCACTGCCGACACCACCCTGAATGCCTCGCGCTGCCATTGAAGCGGTAGCCGATGCTCGCTTCTGACCTGCGCCCATTGTGTACTGACCAACTGCGCGTTCGCCGGCAAGGAGCGTTTGCTGCGCTTGCGACTCTGCGCTGCGAGCGTTGATCGCTGACATCTGCGCTTGGAACCGTTGGTTCTGCGCTTGCATCTTGAGTTGCGTCTTCTGACTCTCAGCGGCGTAGAACGAACCGATTGCGCTGTTGACAGCACCGAACACCGACATGATCGAACCGCCCATCATCAACGCTTCGCCGCTCGTCCAACTTGTGCCAGCCGCACCGCCGACAGCACCGCCCATAGCAGGGAGTGTTGACCCACCCGCGCTGTACCCGACTGGTGTTGGTGATGAACCAAGGATGTTCATCAGACTGCCCGATGATGCTGCGTATGCAAATGAACTCATGTCTTTCTCCTAGTTAACTGCCTACAACAACCTCTGTGGTAATACCGACAACTGTCAACGGAAGTGGGTCAGACTGACGCATGTAAATCTGTCCTGACTGCGCCCAGGTAGGGGTCATCAACACGCTTACCTCGTCTGACTTGAGTGATGGCGGCGAACCGTACGGCTCAAAGGTTCGCTGCTTTGCCTCTGTCAACTTGTTCTCGTCCGGCCCGATGAAGATGCCCGACGATTGGAACACCCGAATCCATGCCTGGTTGACGTTCTTGACTCGACCCTGCCCGAACGCCTCAATGTTGATAGCAACCGGGAGGGTTTGCAGGTCGCTGTTGTACGGCAACCCAACTTGGATCTTGACGCATGACCGGGACAAGACAGCCACTCCAGCCGTCACCACCGCTTGCGGCATCACAGCACCGTCACCAAGGATGCTGACCGTCTTGCCTTCCAAATGCGTCAGCCCACTCACGCTGTCACGCGCAAATGCCCACACAGCGGTCGGAGTTGCCCTGAGAGCGACCGGAATGACCTTGTCCGCCTTGGCGGTCGCCACAGTCGCGGAACTCGTAGCGAGGATCTTGAGGCGGTACTTGTTGCCAAGCGCATCTGTCAACACAATGGCATCGTTGACATCGGTGGTTCCGGGCCACACGAACAGACTTGCGGAGGAAGTGATCGTCAGCGAGTCTGCCGGCCCCCAAGTTGTGCCGCCCGTGACAGTCACAGTGGTCGCGCCCGTGTTGTTGCCGTCGTAGGTCAGCCCAGCGTCCACGAAGAATGAGTCCTCAAGGGTCGTGATCTGCCTTGTCTCCATGCGCTCAACGTACCGCACCGAGTTGCCGTTGACAGTCCTACGAACGATGACGTACAGGGCATCCTCAATCCCCTCTGCCACAACGCAGCATGACTCAAAGATGCCATCGGTTTGATGCTGATGCCATGCCCCGATTTGCTGTTCAGGGATGTAGGTCAGCCCGAGCAGTTTGCCAGTCGATGAAACAAACCACAGCAGTGGCTGCGGACTCTTGGCAAAGCACATGTCAGAGATGGTGTAGTTGTCAAACAGGTGCGCTGACCGAATCGACAGGTCACCAGTCACGAACCCGCTTGACTGCCATGAGTAGCCGAGTTCGCGCACATGACCGCCGCGAGCAGCGCAGTACACCATGCTGTTGTTGATGATTTCCGGCTGGACATTGTTTGCGCCGACATACGACTGGGGACGAACGGACACGGTTGTTGGCGTGATAGCGTCCGAGTTGATCGGGCTGACGCGCCACTCTGCTGCACTTGTCAACAGCAGCAACTGATTCAACGGGACAACATGGCGAATGGTGTTTGCTTCACGGGCAGCAACACGGATGTTGACACGGTCATCGTCCTTGATCGGCAGCGAGTACGACATGTCGCTTTCCGTACCGGAGCGCGTCATCCACATGGTCTGAGGCTCGTTGTTTGTGCCTGCAAACACGCGCCGTTGCTCAAAGTAACTCACGGCCTGTGGGTAATTATTTGCTGACGCAAACACCGTGTCAACAATCGGTGGCGTGATGCCCATGTCAGGGGCAATGTTGTCATCGGTGAACGCGTTGGTCGAAGTTTGTCCGATATAACCATACAATCCGCTTTGACGCTTGTAGATGTTGTATCGCAACGCACCGGGGACTGCTGTCCATGTCAGGTCATTCGACGCGCCAGTAACATTGAGGTTGTTGTTGACCGTTCCGGGTGGACTAGCAACACTTTCGTCTAGACCGTTGGAAGCAATTGATGTAATGACATAGTAATTGTCAATGTCTTGTGATTGGTTGGCGTACTGAACACTTCCACCGCTTGTGTAAACACCGACAGGAGGATTGGTGCTGTTAAAGTGCGCTCCAGTCGTGTAATACTGCACTTCTAACTTTGTTGCAGGCGTTGCTTTATGGATAATCCAAAATCCATTTGCCTCTGTCATTCCAAGAACACCGCTAATTTCAATTGGATCGCCAGCAGATAAATTGTGTTCGGCAACCGTTGTGATAACCGCAATAGCAGCGTTTGTGATTGCGGTAATGTTTATGGATCGACCGCGATTTGCAGTCACCGTTGGAGCGGCTGGCGCAGGAATCGGGGACGCAAACAAGATCGTTGACAACACCCAAGTCGTTGCACCCAATCGGCGCAACTCGCGAGGCGCGTAGTTGGGGTGAACGATGGTCAGCACATCGCCTGACTGCACATAGTGCAACCCAAACAGGTCAGCCTCTTGGTATGGCGTTGGGATCTCATACGCCGGAGTAGTAATCAAATACCAATATGCTGCGTTTGGTGGATTTATTGCAAGCGGAACTACAGCCGTTGCGTAGTACACAAGCCCTGCGTTTGAAACAAGCGATCCAATTGCATACGTCAATGTCGGGTCATAAAGTGGAGGTGCGCCTACTTGCAAGGTCGCTGCGTTCGTGTGAAACCGGATGTAACCATTGCCAAACTCCAACACCATCGTCTGCGTGGTGCTGTAGGTGAATGGGATAATTCGCGTCTTCTTGGTGCTGTCCTTGACCGCCTTGACGAAGCGAGTGCCGGGACGGTTCTCTGCTGGCCCTTGCGGGGTGGCAATGAAATTGAGCAACTTTGCCGCGCCAGTCTGAAACTTGACATCGTCAAGACGACCGAACATCTCGGGTGACAACTCGCCGCCGGCAAAGGAACGGAAGAATGTACGCGTTGTTGGCATGTTTATCTCCCGGCTGACCAAGGAACAATGTGTTCAACCTTGATGTTTCGCATGTTCGCGTCAGCAGAACGCGCTTGTGACAGATACCCCGCCATCATTTGCATGCATCGCTTTGCCTCTGCTGCACCAATGTCACCCTTGACAATCGGGCCGGCAAGCAACGAAGCCAACTTCCACGACAGCGTCATCACAAAGAGCGGCGTGAACTTGGTTGGGTCGGACACAAGCGACTGATACCGCAGCATCGCGTTCTCTTGGTTCGTGTAAATCACGCTGTTCCCAAGGTCATCAGCCTCAACGCAATACTGTTGCGGCACATACTGACCACCTGTCACTACTGGGGCGTAGTTGTTGCCAATACCAGGTGCATCGGTAAAGATGAACTGCGTTGAGTAGTCGGAGTTTGCGTTTGGTGGCAGCACAGACACGATGGTCATGCAGTCACCTGGTGCGGCGTAGGCGTACTTCCACTCAGGCCACAGGTTGGTCACTTGTGCAAGGCTGACACGCTTAGAACCGAAGTTCCAATTGTGCATCTGCAACAGCGAGTCACGGGCAATTGGGTAGAAGCGGTGGCACAAAGCGGCTTGCACGGACGCTTCGGGCGGGTCAATACTTGAGATTGAAGCCTCATCCCCGATGTGCGAAAGTGCGAGGTTACAGACATCTATTTCCGAAGCCATAGAAACCTCCTAGAAACAAGGGGGAGCCGTGGTTTCCCAGCGACTCCCCCCATGCGGCAAATCAAATCAAAGGATCAACCCTCGTCAACGTCCGCTTCATCGTCCGAAGACTTCCGCTTGCCCTTGGCTTTCCACTTCCTTCCGGAAGCATCAACCGTAGG